CGGGCGACCTCGGTGCCGAGCGTGGTGTCCCCGGCTGCCGGCGCTGTGGTGCCGGTGCCGATGGCGATGTAATCGCACACGGCGGGCGTGGCGCCTTGCAACCGGTCGATTGTGAACTGGCGTCCGACCGTGGTGATGAGGTTGCGGGTTCGGCGGTGGGCTATAATGCGCCCGTCGGCGTCGCGCATCGTGAGAGTGAGCACGCCCGCCATGCCAGCAGGACTCCGCAATCCGAGATCCGTAATCCGCATTCGTCTGGCTGTTGTTTTCATTGTGCTGGAGGATTTGCGAAGTATTCCGCGCTGAATTGGTAATCGGCCTCGACGGACTTGCCGAGGTAGCGCGCATCGAAGCCGGTGAGTATGGCGTTCTTTGCCAGGCGTGTGCTGCCGCCGGTATAGACGATGGTCAGGTCCGCCTTGCCAACGACCTTGAGCGCCTCGGGGTGTGTGGTGAGCCACCCCTCGGCAGCGGCGACCGAGTCCAGGGTGCGCGTGACGTGAAATCCGATTCCGGCGCTCCAGTTTTTGCGGTCGAAGTTGGCGACCGTGGTGCTGCGCACGTATGGCTGGGACAGGTTCAGCCCGCGCAAGGACACGCGCAAACCGCGGGCGGCGGCGACCTTCGTGCCGTCGCTCAAGGTTTCGGATCCCCAGGAGATTTGCATGCTCGTGAAACGTGAATTACGCTGCGAGCGTCCAGAGGGCGCCGAGGGTGCCGAGGGCGACGGAACGGTTTGCGACCCAGCCGAGTTCGCCCTGGCGGAGGACGTTTGTGCCGAACTGGTAGCCGGCAGTGACGAGGCCGGCATTCTTGAGGGTGATCACGGTGGAGGCGTCTTTGCCGGTGATGACCAGGTCACCCTGGCCGAGTTCCTCGCCGTGACCCAGCGCGCCGTCGCCCTGGATTTTCTGCGCGGCGATGATCTGGGCGGGAGTGGGGCCGAGTGGTTTGCACTTGGCCATGACGCCGACGCGCTGGAAGAGGTGCATCACGGAGCCGATGCTTTCGAGCGGGACCGGATCGACTCCGAGGTCGAAGCTGATGGTCCAGCCGTCCTGGGTGTGGAAGTCGTGGAAGCCGTCCACGACGGCCCAGACGCCGGTGTAGGTTTGGACTTTGAGCGCGGAGCTCGCATAGGTGGCATCGGCGAACGCGCCGCCGGTGCTGGCGAAGGTGTAAAGGCTGTCGGCGGTATCGAAGTCGCTGGCATCCTTGCGCACGCCGGTGAACTCCATCGCGCCCATCATGGTCTTGGAATTGCCCAGGAAGATGTCGGGCAGCTTCGTGATGGCGGCGGCCACCACAGTCCACAACTCACTCGCAGACGTATGCAATACCAGCGGCACGTCCGTCGCCCCATGAATGTTTGTGCCCGGAATGGTGCTGCCGTAGGGCCAGATCTTAGGCAACGCGCCAGCCGCCCAGATGCCGTCGGGCGTGACGCCGCATTTGACCATCACGTCTTTGCTGCGCGTCGAGAAATCGCCAAAGGCGTCGCTGCCGACCTTAAAGGTTTCGCGGTCAACCGCCAGGGAGGCATTGCCGCGAGAGTAGAAGCTGACGCCGTTAAACACACAGCGCGCGGGACCGACGTAGAGTGAAGAACGAGAATAGCCCATAAGTTTTGTCAGTGTTCAGTGTTCAGTTGTCAAGTAAGGCAGGTCAGTTCGATGACGTCGCTGCCGGTGGCGCCGGCGAGATAGGCGGCGAAGCGGACGGTGGTGCCGGGTGCGGACGTGAAGGGTGAGGTGTAGAGGAAACTGGTGGGCGTGCCGTTGACGTCCACCTGGGTGGGGCCGGGGTAGGTCTCGCCGTCCACGCTGTACCAGATGTCGGCGGATTCTTCGCCGGCGGCGGGCGTGAGTGTGACTTCACCCAGCAGCACGCTGAGGGTCGGATTATTGGTTTGGGCCAGGACTTCCATCGGGAACAGCATGCGGCAGGTGACACGGTAACCGATCAGTCCTTCGTAAGCCGCCTCAGGGCGGAGGGCTCCGCCTTCGCAGAAGAACGTGCCGATCCCCGCGATGCGGTAGTGGTGCAGGAGCTGCAGCACCCGCAGGGACACTTCCTCGGCGGTGCGCAGCGTTCCGGAGGTGGGCTCCAGGTTGAGCATGGGATTTTCGAGGACCAGGCAACTCGCCTCGATGAAGCCTTGAGGGCCGGGCGCATTGGGGGCGTCCACGGTGAAGGTCGGCATTTCGACCAGCACTCCGCATCCCAACCTGCCGTCAACGGGCGTGGCGGCCAGCAGCGCGGCGTCGAGTTCGCCGGCGACGACCAGCTTGCGCAGGCTCTTGACGTTGATGTTCCAGGCGGCCAGCTCGGCGGCCAGCTTGCCCGTCAGGTCTGATTGGATCTGGAGCAGGGCTGGTTTCATGTCTTGGAGAGCTGCCGGTTGACGTACGACTGCGCCGCGGCTGCTGCGACGCTGCCGAACTCCTGCATGGTGGGCATCGCGCTGGGATCCGGGGCCTGGTAAACTGACGTGGCGAGCCAATAAAAGACCTTGCGGGCCTTGCCGGCGGAGGCTTCGAGGGTGCTTCCCTTTGCCTTCACCCCGCGTTTTCCGAAGCGGATCTGCGTGGCCTCGGCTTCGATCAGTGCTGGTTGGCCCTTGATGATCGCAAAGCGCAGGTTGTTGAACTCGCGCGCGCGCTTGCCGTAAGCCTCGGGGATGGCCGGGATGGTGAGCATCTTGGCTTTCTGAGGCCGGATGGTGCCGCCCTGCCAGCGTTGACGCAGGCCCACGTGCGCGATGCCCAGTTCAAAGCCATCGGCCAACACCTGGTGGTTGGCGGAGCGTGCGACCTGGGCCCAGAAGTTGGTGCGGGTGCCGCCGAGCTTATTCGGGCGCTCGGAGTTCAGCCGGCGAAAGTGCTCGCGACTCTGGTTCACCACGGCGCGGCCCATGACCGACTTGACCGCCATGCTGCCAGGAGCAGCCAGGGCAGTCTTCACCTGCGGGCTCGCGGTGTCTGAGATCTCGATGGTGACGCGCATTAGGCGGAAAGGCTGAAGGCTGAAGGCTGAAGGCTGAAGTCGAGCTGCCGCGGCGCGACCTGGGTGTCTCGGTCGATGATGCCGAGGGTCATGGCGGCGTCGCGGCTGACGTCCTGGACTTCCATGCCAGAGCCGAATGCGTAGGGGGGGAAGGGATTGCCAAGACCGTCATCGAAAAGGGCGGGGTCGCCAAGGCGGTCCCAGATCGGGTGGTTCTTCAGCGCGACCATTCTGCCATCGGGGGTCATGGTCCAGCCATCGTTCAGTGAGCGGCCGCTCTGTTCGCCGGCCAGGCGCCAGCGGGCTTGCCAGTCGCGCGGCTCGCGGCGGCCCTCGGCACGGATCAGTTCGTAGGCGGGCCACTCATCGAGCACGGCCTCATCCTGGCCCTGGCGGTCGTAGCCGTAGTTCTGGGCCTGGTTGCGGTTAGTTTCCACGACCAGGTCAATGCGCTGGTCGGAGCTGAGATCCTCGATGGTGCCGCGCTTCTCAGGATCCGGCTGGTAGTCGATGAGGGCGTAGAGCTGCTTGACCTTGAGCCGGACAGTGGCCTGATCGGTGCCAGCGGTGTAACGCTCGATGGTGCCGTCCTTCAAGGTGCGCTCGGCGGGCTGCGGGTTGAGCAGCTCCTGGATCTGCTGATGCTGGAACTCGAGCGCCTCTTCGATCAGGTTGCGCGCACTGAAGAAGCTGCGGTCGCGCACGGAGCGGTCGAGCGCCTGGAGTTCCACGCTGGACATGTTCGTGGGCAGCACCTGCTGCTGGAGCAGGCGCCCGAGAGCCTCGCGGAACGGAGATGGACCGAGGATTGACATGATTTAGCCGGAGATTCTGGTTACGGCTTCGCTGGGAGGTGTGGCGTCATGGCGAACGCCGCGTAGAATCGACGCTAACACGTTGCAGCTTGTTGCAACGGGGCGATTGGCTGACGGCTGGGGCGTCGCAGGGGTCAGTGTGCCCGACGCCCTATAAGTCAAAATAGGAGGGGGGCCAGTTTTGATCTCTGAATTCATAGTCCGGCCAGGGTGTCACCGGTGGGGCGCGTGCTGTAGCTGACCAGCTCGGAGTTGCCGCTGCTGAGGGTTTCGGTGCCGGCGGTCGTTGGTGTCTCGACCTTCAAATCGCCCGTGGCCACTTTCTCGATGCGCTTGATGCCGTCGTCGTGCAGGGCTTTGCGATCTTCGGACTGCAGGGCCTTGAGGCTGGGGATGGAGCAGAGCCAGCGCCAGCGCGCGACCGCCACCGCGTCCATGCGCAGCAGATCGGGGATGGTGGGGGCCTCGCCCACCGCGCCGCTGCCAGCGAGGCAGGCGCTGCGGATGAAGTCCACCACCCGGCCAAGGACCGAGCTGAACAGCGCGCCCTGGGTGGCTACGTCGATGGCGGCCTTCTCGGCGGGGGTAAACTCTTCCTCCGCTTCGGTCGTGGTGATGGAGCGCCAGGGCATTTCAGATTTGGGATTTCAGATTTGAGATTTGAGATTTCAGAAAGCCCGCGCGAGGCGCGGTGGCCCCGCGCGGGATGAAAAGCTGCACGACAGCTTTACGAATACTGCGTGGTGATGAGTGTGCCTTGGGTGGCGTCCACGATCTTCTCGGTCGTGTTCTGGCGCACCCGCACGATGTTCGACCGGCGGGTTTCGTTGCGGTAAGTTTCGGTCACCCACAGCCCACCCTCAGCGTTCCACACGAAGGTGAACCCGGCGCCGCCATCCTGCAGAGTTCGGGCGCCATCGTTGGCGTTGCCTACCCAGATATAGGTGTTACCCCAGCATGCCGTCATGCTCTTGGCCTGGCCCTTCTTGGCGCTGTTGTACCGCGCCTTGCCGACCAAACACTTGGTGATGCCTTCGTCCGCCAACGCTTGCGCGATGGCGGTGGTCGTGACGGACGCTCCCTTGCCCACCTGGGAGGCGACGAAGTTGACCACCAACGTGCCCCGGCGGACTCGGTTGTACACCGTGCTGGACAGGATAATGGTGTTGGGATTGCAGCCGTTGTCCCGGCAGCGTTCGATGGCGGCGAGCACATCCGCGATGAAACTGATCGTCGCGATGTTGGCCTCGGTGTAGGCCACGGCGCTGGCCGTACCAGCTCCGAACGTGGTCGCGTTGACGATCGCAGCCGCCACGCGGGCTTCGTGATCGAGCTTCATGTTGCGCAGAACCCACTTCGCGCTCGAAGCCTCGTAGTTGAAGTACCGGCTCAGATCTTTCTGATCCGTGTCGTCCACCGGTTCTTCGAGCCCGCGGTCAACACAGTCGTACGTGTCCGCAGTCCACTTGCGGGCAACTTCACCGTAGCTGCTGGATCGGCTGCGCTCCACGGAGCCACGGCTCAGGAGTTCCGCTTCGGCGATTTGGAGTTTGGGATAGGTGCCAGACTTGGCATCTACGGAAAATGGCGGCATGGCTTTCTCGCCAATGAAGAAGGTGTCGGCTTGGGCCGCCTCGATGACGACCTGGTTGATGTCAGCGCGGATAGTGGCGCCAGATGAAGGATACATAGATTATATGGGGGTTGAATGTGGGTGTGGGTGGATTAAGCGCCAAGCAACAGCGGGGCGCACTCGATGACGTCGTATTGGGCCGTGGCTGCTTCCAGTGCGACGAGCGGCAGGGCCGTGGTGCCAGCGTCGTCTATCATGCCGGTCGCCGTTGGGAAAAGCTGCGCGCCACGGGCGATGGCCGCATTGGCAGCAATCATCCACGTGCCGCACGCGTTGAACAGTTTCACGGTGCCGGAGCCGGATGCGACGATCGGTTCGATGGTGACGCCAATGGCGCCCTCCGCCGCGGCAGCGACAGAGATGGTGCCGCTGGAGTCCACCTTGACACGTCTGTAGGCGGAGATCGGAGAGGCGGTGGCGGTGAAGGTTTTAAACCCAGTGGTATTTTCGGTGGTCATTCTTATTGGGATCGTTGATCAGATCGTTGGTGGTTAAGAGTCGGGTGGGTTTAGATGGTGACGCTGGCCCCGGCGGCGAGATAGGCGCGATGCAGTTCCGGTTGGTCGTTTATGACCGCCTGGATTGCCTGGCCTTTGCTCTTGCCCGCCTTGACCTGCTCGTTCACCGCAGTGATGAAGTTCTGCACCGGCTCGCTCGGCAGCGATTCAGACTTGCGGGCGCCCAGTCCACCCACCTGGCTTTGCGTGTTGATGGCGGCCTTGAGGCCCTTCAACTCGGCCAGGCCAGTGTCAAAGGTCGCGGTGAGCTTCTCGTTCCAGGCGGCTTTGTCGGCGAGCTTGATGCGGCCTTCGTTGATCGCCACTTCCACCTCGCGCTCGCGCCGGGCGCTGCGCTCGGTGTTGAACGCCGTGGTGAGGTTGCTCACCTGCGTGCCCAGCGAGTCGCGCACGGCGCGCACGGCGTCGCGCTCCGCCACTGCCGCGGTGCGTTCGTTCGTCGCGGTGGTGAGCTTGGTTTCGAGTTCCGTCACACGGCCTCGCGTGGTCACGAGTTCGTTGACGGCCGTTTGTGCGTCCTGTTCCGTGCCGTCTGCTTTGAGCAGCCCGGCGGTGGTGAGGAGCTTTTTGAGCCATTCGGGCATGGGGTGTCCTATGTTTTCGCCAGGGCTGTCTTTGGTTTCGTTTTTTGCCCACGGATCCCCTGGGATCTGCGGGCTGTTCGTTAAACCGACCGAGATCAACTCGACCGGACGAATGTGTTGGCCGTCCTGCCGGAGGTACCAGGCGGGACTGGCAAAAGTGAAGTGGCCCTGCTCGATGACCAGCTTGCCCAGATCGTTGAACGCCACCTGAGCGAAGAGGCCATCCGCTCGGGAATCGAGCGCGTTGATGCGGCCATATCGGCGCTTGTCCGGGTATCTGTCAGGGGCCACGTCCGGGTGGCCCACATACACCGGCAGTCCGAGGAACAGCCGGCTGGCTCGGCTGCGCAGCGAGTTGAACGCGGCCACCATGTTGTCGCCGTCAGTCTTCTCGATGCGCTGCAGCCCCTTGACGTTCGGGAAGTCGCCCCACGGCGTGAGCTTGAGCCACTCGCCCTCGAGGCTCAGTTCGTTGGCGGCGCTGATCGCCCACTCGGACGCGGTGTTCCAGGCGGTGAGCAGGGAAGACCCGGAGACACGGAGACGCGGAGACGCGGAGAAGAGGAAGCGGAGTGCGTTCATGGTCGTTCGGGGAGGGTGCGGTCGCGATTGGCTTGAGCGATGCCGGCGGCCATGCCGGATGCCAGTTCGGATTCGAGCACGCGTGCGGAATCCGGATCGGCCATCAGATCCTTCTTTAGGGTTTCGTAGTCCTCGAGAAGCGTCACCAACTTGGCGCGTTGCAAGGCGGGGTCGGAAATATCCAGAATCGCCGCAAGGCGCGCGCGGAAGGGCTGCAGGTCGGCTGCAAGCGCGCGGCGCAGGGCCGAGGCCGGGGCCGCTTCGTTCAGCGCAGTCTCATCAGTGGCCTCCGCCTGAACCTCGGCGCTGCCCTCTGCCCTCTGATCTCCGTCTTCCGTCTTCTGTCTTCCGTCTTCTGCCTTCAGTCCTCCGTCCTCCGTCCTCAGTCCTCGGTCTTCCGTCTTCAGTCCTCGGTCCTGTCCCATCGGGCCGAAGGAAGGCGCAGCCGGCGCTTCGAGCAGATCGTCATCGGGAGCTGGCAGCGGGCGGTTGTAACGCTCGGAGGTGGCCTTGACGCTGATCGGGAACTTGTGTTTGGCCAGGAACTCGTCAATGCGCAGGTCCAGATCGGTCTGAGTTTTCTGCGCGCCCGAGACTTTGACGTAGGCCAGCGCGCGGGTGCCTTTGCCGAAGGTGTATTCGAGGACCAGCGGGTCGATCTTGTAGTTCAGCGTCTCGGAGAGCCAGCCGATGTCATCGTCCTCGATGATGTCGGATTCCTCGCCCTGGAGGCTGGCGCCCTGGCCCTGGCCCTGGCCGGCGCTGATGGTCGAGAGATCCGCGCCGCGCCACAGCGCCGCCATCGCGCGGTCCATGCGCTCGACCAGCGCCGGGTAAGGCAGCTCGCCGGTGGCGCTGAACTCGATGGCCTTGATCTCGCTCGACCGGTTCCGCACCCAGGCGAACTCGCTGGCGGCCTTCTCGACGGCCGTTACCAGGTTGTTCCATTCCTCGGTGCCGACCGCCGCGTCGGTGACGCCTTCGATGCCCGGCATGCCGTGGCGGCTGCAATAGACCAACCAATCGCGCAGCGGGATGTGTTTGTACATCCAGGCGACGGCGCAGGCGATCATCACGCCGCGGCCCTTGGTCACCATCCATGCGCCGGGGTCCATGTCCACTCCATTCAAGCCGTAGGGCGTGGCGATGAAGCGCATGCGGCCTTCGGTGTTCTCGAAGAACCAAAGCGGGCACTGGATGAACTGCGCGGTGTAACCGTCCTGGGCGTGCGACCACACCAGATTATGCACCGCGTAGCGCTTGCCCTTGGCGTCCATCATCTGGCGCAGCAGCAGCGCCATGCCGCCGCGTTCGTCCTGGTCCACCGCGCTGGTGGCGGTGAGATTGTTGTAGAACGCTTCGAGGACTTCCTTCTGGCGCTGGGCTTCGGCGGCCGTGGCTTCGTCCTGGGTATCGACGGTCAGGATTTCCCAGCCGTGCCTGGCGACGGCGGCCTTGGCTTTGGGCACGACGCTGGCCAGGGTGTCGTCCCGCTCCTCGATGGCATCCATCACCTGCGAGAGGTTCCGCAGGTAGCCGGATCGGAATTCGTCGAGGTACGCGGAGAGCCGGTCCGCGGTGAGGCTCTTGAGGGGGTTGAACCGGGACTGCTTCTCGGCTTTGACCAGGTCCGATGAGAATGAGAAGGCGCTATTCACAGCACGGTCCTCCGGGAGCCGCCGCCGTGGCGGTCAAAGGTTTCGCGGGCGGTGGGCACAGCGGTGTAGGCAAACGGGGCCACTTGCCGCCCGACGCCACCCTCCTGCTCGGCCAGGGCCGCATACGCATCGGCCAGGAGCAGGTGGTTGTCCGTCTTGTCCACGTAGTCGGCCAGCTCGCCCGTCTTCTCATCCTTGGCGCGCTGGCTGCCCGTGAGAAGGTGCGAGTCCAAGGCTTCCAGGATCGCGGGCGCGCCCGGCTTTCGCAGGGGCATCCGCAGTGCCGGCGTCTGGCGAATGGACCGCTTGCCCCCGAGGTCCAGGACCTCGATCACGTTTTCCTGCGGCGTCAATAATTCGCGGATGGCCCGGTCAATGGTCTCGAACCGGTTGCACTCGATCAGCGGAACGAACTTCTTGTGCGGGCCGTCATCGAACTCGTGGGCCGCGTGCGAGATGCCATCACCAATGTTGCGCTTGCTGAATCGCACCACGGCGCAGCGCAAGTTTCGCCAGCGCTGGTTGCGTCCGTCCCAGGTCAGGCCGCCGGGCAGGGAGACATAGGCGTCCTTGGCGTTCCAATCCACCTTCGGCCAATGCGTGAGCTGGTCGAGCTGGTTCAGGATCAGCGCCAGAGTGCGGGCCTCGGTGACGGCCGGGCGCTCGTCAATGAACAGGCACCCGACGTTGTTGGCGGCGCACAACGCCAGCGTGCGCTGCACCACGTCGGCCACCGCAATCTGATCGGCGCGGACCAGTCGCTTGTCGCCTGAATGGGCGCGGTCGCGGATCGCCAGCCAGCAGCGGTCACCGGTGTCCAGGCCGCCAACGACATAGGTGTTGGGCCGGTGGTGACCGAACTCGAAGGGATCCACGCGCCGCGCCCGATCAAGAATGGCGGGCGTCAACGCCTGGGCGGTGCTCTTGGGATCGGCCAGGCGGTCGCAACGGAACGACACCATCTCTTCGGAGTCCGCGACGGCGCGCGTCCAGTGCGCGACGATCTGGCTGAGGTCAATGGCAGGACAGGACAGTTGGCTGATTCGGTAGCTCCATCGTCGCTGGGGCAGGCGCTCGGGTCGGCGGTGTTGCCATCGAAGTCGCTGCCGGTCCAGCTCGTGGCCGCAGTGTAGACATCCCAAGAAATAGTGCCCGTCGGGTTCATAGGTGGCGCATACGGTTTCGGGCTCGGCGGGGCGGCGGAAGTCGCCCTCGAAGGTAAGTTGCGGGGCGTGATCCGTGATCCGTGATCCGTGATGAACGCGCACGATGCCGGGGAAGTTGTCCTCCGGGTTCCACCATTTCTTGCAGTGCGGGCATTGGACTTCCACCACGCCCTGGCTGCCTTGCTCCCATTGGCGGTTCTGCCCGGAGCCGTGTACACGTTGGGTGCCGACGATGATCTGCAGACGCAGCGCACTGGCCGTCATGCGGCCGCTCAGGAACTTGGCCTTGTCGCGCGGGATGTCGTCTTCCTCGTCGCGCACCACCACGTCCATGCTGAAGGTGGTGGGGATTTTCTTGAGCCCGCGGAACATGCCCACGCTCTTGCGCTCTCCGTCGGTGACCAGGAACGCGCCCTTGGTGTTGACGGCCCGTCCGCTCTTGTTCACCGCCTTGCCCACCTGCGTCATGCGGGCGAACCATCCGATTTGGTCCACCACGTCCGGCCTGAACTTGGCGTCCACCACGGCATCCGCCAAACCATCGTCCGGCAGATAGACGCCGGCGCTCAGGAAGCGGCAGGCGGTGAGGTAAGCCGCCAGATGAAGTTCCAGCACCGTCTTGCCAAACTGCGCGCCGCCGGCCAGCACAATGGTCGAGTCCTTGAGCGGCGTGCCGGTGTGCGATCCAATGACGTGGTCAATGGTGTCGCAGACTTCAATGAGCGGCTCGCGCCCGGCGAAGGTGTAGCTGGTGTAGCGGCCAGCATCGGGCCCGGCGGTGATCTTCACCCGCGCGTGCTGCTCCAGGAATTCTCGGAAACTGCCCACGCGCGGCGCATCCACCGCGCGCTCGGATAGCCGCGCGTCGAGTTGGGCCAGAGCGGATTTCGGATTGCGGCTTGCGGATTTCATCCTGCCGTGGCTTCCGCGATGACCGCCCGAAATTGGTCGTAGAGCTTGCGCGCCGCCGCGTTGCTCTTGATCTCCTCGTAGAGCGCGTCGAGCCCGGCCTCGATCTTGGTCTTGAGCTGGGCGGAGAGTTTCTCGCGCTCCAACTGCATGCGGCGTTCCTGCTGATCGAGCTTGGCCTTCTCCATCTCGGCCTTTCCGCGCGCCGTCGCGAAGGCCAGATAGGTCTGCGCATCGTTCTGCTGGATCGCTTGCAGTTGGAAGAACTCGTTGGCGTAGCCCTGCAGATCCGGCTCGCTCAGGTCGGGCCGCTTGCGCCGCAGCAGCTCGATCATCGTCAGCGCCGATTGCTCGAACCCCTTGAACTGCGAGCGCAATTGATACCAGGACAAGAAATCGGACAGCGACGTGCGCGACACCTTGACGCCATCGGCCTTCAGCCAAGCGGCGGTCTCGGCCAGCTTGTGCGTCAGCAGGTGCTCGACAACCTCCTGCTGGCGAGCTTCGGTCTGGGTCTTGAGGACCGAGTCGCCACGGGGTTTTCTGTTCGCGCTCATTCATCAACGGCCGCCGGAGTTGACCGTGCGTTTGGGAGGCTGGAGCACGGCCTCGATCTGTTCGATGCGACGGGTGAGCCGGGCCTGCTCGGCCTCGAGCCGCTTCAATGTCTTTTTCGTGAGTTGAGTTTTCATGCGTTCTGGGCAACCCAGTCGGATCCCTCGGCGGTGATCCGCCAGCAGTTGTTCTCCGGACTGATCAGCTTTCCGACGGTCTGGATCAGTCCCTTTCCCGCGAGGTAGAGCAGCGTCGGCTCCACGTCCCCGATGGTGAGGCCGCGAAATCCGTAGGCCGGCAGCATGTGCAGCAGCGCGGTCGCCCCCAGCCCGAAACGCGTGTTGTTGGCCTCGAGGATCGACAGGAGCGCCTGGCGTAAAAGTTCTCGTTGCTCGGTGTTCATGCGCGGCGTTCGATGAGGCGGTCGAGCTTGGCGTCAATCTGCGCGAGCCGCTGATCCTGAATCTCCACGGCGCGTTCGATCCCGGCGACCTGCCGCCCGAGGTCGTTGATTTTTTCGTGCAGATCCGCCACCATGCCAGTGGTGTCCTTGCGCAGATCGTTCACCAGCCCGGCGGCGACCAGACTGGATTTGCGCACCTCTTCGTAGATCGCGTCGCGCCGTTGCTTGCTGTATTCCTGGCAGCCCGACACGCGATCCTCGATCTTCGCGATCCGGTCCTTGAGCAAATTGGCCTCGCATCCCAGCGCCTCGTTGACCGGCGTGCCGCGCAGGTTGCGGTGCATCGTCATGGCCTGGTTCACAAGCAGCATGACGAACGAGGCGCTGCCCAGCCAGGCGGCCAGATTCACGGCGTCAGGGGTGATTTGAGCGAGGAGCATGGGGGGGCGTGAAACGGGAAACGTGAAACGTGAATCAGATCCGGCGGGTGCGCTTGGCCACGAGCGGCGCAGGCGGCATCGCGGGGGCAGACCGGGAGACACGGGCCCGAGACGCCGCGGTGCTGTCCAAGGCGGCTGCTATCCCGTTCCGCACGCTGGTCATCACGCTCAACAGGGCGGGCTGGGACTCGATGTCATAGGCAAACATCGTGACCAGGTCGAATACCAGAAGCCCCCCTTCCAGGATCAGCGCGCCGTTGTCGCCGCGAAATTCCTCGATCGGCAGTTGGGCCAGCGCCTCCGAGAAGAGCGCGGAACTGTAGTTCGTGGAACGCATCAAGCCGTCCAGCGCCGCAACCCCGGCTACGAACGCCGCGCGGTGATCCGGATTCGACTCGAGATCGACGCCCACCGCAATGCGCGCCGCATCGCCCGCACGGGCCGATACGAACTGGATCACAGCGGGATCGCTCAGAGTTTTGCAGCCGAGCAGCAGCGGGATGATGAACAGCGAAGACGCGAAGACGCGAAGGGATGAGATCATAGAGGCAGGGGTTGTTGGTTGAGGTTGAAGTGGCGCACGTCTCGAAACGCGGAGGGCACTCCGCAATCGAGGATGCGCGAGCCGAGAAGGAAATGAACCGGGACGCCGCGGGAAGGAAACCGAGTCGATGCGTGACTCCAGTTCAGGAGACCGGGCGCCCGGTCAAAGCTGGTGGGCTGCTCCCGTCCGAACTGCTTCAATGTTTCACGCATCACGGCGCGCATTCTGCGCGCCGTGATGCGAAGTGGCTTCCCCAGGGTGGGAGGATTCTGCGGGCCGGGGAAAACGGACGAAAACGGGGATCAGGTTTTCTTGGGCAGGCCTACAACCGCGTAGGACAAGCACAAATCCTGCTACCAACATCACGAAGGCGAAAACGATGATGCCTCATGGTTGAACACTGGAAGAAATTGCCGGAGAGGGACAGGCTGATTCTGATTGGCGAGCTGATAGTAGTGCTCGATGCAATCATGTTTTCCCTTTGTCCGCTACCTTCCGCTTCCGCTCAAGGTCTGCCAGAATATTGTCCCTTACGGCGAGGACGGATTTGTGATCGGACTTGTGTGGGCTTGAACTAGAGGATGCTCGATCCGCTTGTTCGGATCGCATGGTCTTAGCCATCCTCTCCAGCACAGCGAAGTCCGTCCCCGATTCCCGGTGTAGGGCCAAGGCGTTTTCAACGAACGGCTCGATTTCTTTATCCTTCGCAATTACCGCTGTGATAATTGCGTCGCGCTCTAAACGTTCGGCGGCCAGAAGGCAGGCTATCCGGATATTACGCATCGCGGATTCCCCTGCCACATTACTGCCTGCAACGTACTTTCTCAGGGTGTTTTTTTGGGCCTGAGTCGGCTTCAGATAGATCATTTCCGCCAGTTGGTCTATGTCCACATGGACGGGCTCCATCCATGTTTTTATCTGTTGCGCCTGCTTCGGGAATTTCGGCATTTCAATTTATTTTGAAATTATTTGTTGACTGTCACAACCGTGAAGCCCATTTTCTCGTTGTGACAAGTCACCGTTCTGAAAAGAAGTAGCGCAACCATGCCAAAGGTCAACGTAAATATTTCCGATGAGGGCACGGAGTGGCGCCGGGCAAAAGCCCGTATCATCACCACTCACGGAACGATCCGCTCGCTCGCCCAACATCTGGGCTGCCATTACAACAGCATCCGCTTGGCTTTCGGGGGGCGGTGCCCGCGCTTGCTACCACGAATCGAGGAGGCACTTCATGAATCCTGAACTGCTCCGGTTCTTCAAACGCCTTTCCGAGCTGGCCACGCATTTACCCATCGAGGACGCCGAAGAGCTTTTCGCGGCGATAATCGAATACGCCGGGGAAGCCCCGGAAGCCATGCAGATTGCCCACGCAGCGATGTTGCTCCACGAGTCCAGGGCACAACTCAAACTGTTCGCCGCATCGTGACATGAGCAAACTCCTTCAGCCAACCAGCCTCAAGCGACTTCTGGCAGATGGCTTCCATGTGGGCTCTCAACTCCGCTTCGTCAGGTGCTGGCATAAAATGATGAATCGCGATAAACGCTTGCTCAACCCGGAGGCTCCAGCTTCACGGGTGTATTCAAGTCCGGACTCCAACCATGAATGATATGAACCAAACCGATCAATCCATCCCCGTCGCCGTGCAATCCAAGCTGCGCGATGGAATCAGGCAAAAACATGGCCCCTTCGGCCTCCAGCTCGAAGGGCCACCGCAAATCGCGAAGACGCTCGCCTTTCGCGATTACGTCAAACGCTTCGGCGGCACCGTCGCCGTTGGTGAAGATGGGGATGATTTGCCAGACGCCCCTGCAACACGCAACCCCCAATGAATCGCATCGCCTGCCCATCCGATGCCGTTCCAATGCAGCCCGTGGACTTTGCTCCGCCGCCCGAGCCGCGTCCGATGCCGCTGTCGGTGGCGCAGAAATACGCGTTGAAGATCCTCGTCTGGCTCGATCCGTATGTGGAACGTGCGATGGTGGCCGGCAGCATTCGGCGCGGCCGGGCCTGGTGCAACGACGTGGACCTGGTGGTGATCCCGAAGGTGGAACCGGTCCTGGATCTGACCGGATCGGTGATCGAGGAGCGCAACCTGGTGGAGTCGTTCCTGCGGGATTACGTGGCGGGGTCGGGCGGCGCTTCCGAGTGGCTTGCGGGCCGGGCCACGCACTGCGAGCAGGTGATGATCCTGCTGCCCAAGTGCCAGCTCGATGTGTTCTTCGCGAGCGAGGAGAACTGGACGTCGCGGTTGATCTGCCGCACCGGGAGCAAGGAGCACAACATCCACCTCGCGATGCGGGCGAAAAGCATGGGCATGCACTGGGCGCCCTACACCGGTCTGAGGGACGCGCGGAAGCACGTCATCGCTGCGGCCACCGAGGCGGAGTTTTTCAAGCGGCTCGGGCTGCCGTTCATCGAGCCTGCACGGAGGGAACGATGAGCCAGAGGACAGAGGACGGAGGACAGAGAACGGAACGGCAGGCGCAGATCGCGGTGATGCACGCGGCCTACCAGACGCAGTCTGGGCAGAAGGTCGTGCTGAATATGTTCCGGGAGCGCGCGTGGTTCGAGTGGCTGATCTGGCGGACGGGGAATCCGTTCACCATCTCGGACGTGATCATCGTGTGCAGATACCTCCGGAGCCAGATCCTCAAGGGGGATCGTAATCCTGGTTGCCTGAAGTTCTCGAACATGATCCAGGATCCGGATCGGTTCGAGGAAGATCTGGCGATGGCAGCGCAGTTCTACCGCCCCAAGACTGCGCCGAAGCCGCAGACGATCCGCACGCGCACGCCCGACGGCAACACCACCGAGCGACGCACGATGACGGACGGCACGGAGAACACCAGCAAGCCGGTCAGCGAGGCCGCGCTGCGGTTGCTCCGCGAATGCAAGGAGAGCCTGAAGTGAACGCGAAGCCCGAGGACAGAGGACAGAGGACGGAAGACAGAGGGAAGCCGGACGCGGCGCGTGGGCTGCAACGGCGGTTTGGGTTCGCGGATGTCGGGAGCGGGCGGCCGCTGTGCGACATCGGGGCGGCGATGTTCCTGCTCGATCGGGATGAGGACGGCATCCTCCACCTGATCGAGGACGGACAGATCGAGTATGCGTTCGACATCGCGGCACCCAAGGCCGACTCGCGCGAGCTGCGGATCTGGCACGGGAGCTTGTCGAGGTTCGTGGCGGCGCGGGTGGTGAATGGTCTGCCGGCTGACCAGGTCGGCGCGGATGTCCGGAGCGCGGCGTCCAAGGCAATCACGATCGACCAGGTGACCCATGACATCCTGCCTGGGGCGAGCGCGCACGTGACCGCGGTGCAGCTCAAGCGGGCGTTCAATTGCAGCAGCACGCACGTCCACAATCTGATCGCGTCAGGCGCGCTCCAGGAGCTGGCCACCGAAGGCCGCCGCAAGACGAACACGCGGCGCGTCTGCCGGGACAGCTCGGTGAACTTTCTAACCAGCCGGAGGGTCCAGTGAGATTGATTGTGAAAAGGGCTGGTTTCCCTGAATGGCCTTTCTGGATGAACCAATTTGCTCCCGGATTCTGTTGCACCATCGGGATGAAAGAAGAGCCGGGATCAGAGAACACATACCACGAGAGCATACGCTGGTGGCGGAACCCCAACGGAACCACTGGCTGTAGAGTATTTTTCATAAACCAATGATTCACGAACCCAGGAGAAAACATGATGACTGCGAATGAACAAACCAATCTAAAGCAATGGTGCGATCGCAACCTTTCAGGGACCGCGCGCGGGATCGACGCCGATACAATGGTGGCGGAGGAGAACTCCGCACCGGACGACCGGCCCGGAGCCGGGACACCGCATGAAACAGCCTCGGCGCCGCGCGCGGCGTCCTCTTTCGCGCCGCCACGGGCGCCAGCCGCCGTTCCCTCGGCACTGAGAATCGGCCCGAACGGAGTGGCCGATACAGAGTTGGTCCACTACACGCCCGTGGCGGCGCTTCATTCTATCGTCAAGCGCACGGCGGAGCAATCGGCCACCGCGATCGGCACGCTGCGGAAGATCATGGAGGAACAGGCGGCGCGAGGTTGGCCGGATTACGCCGAGGTGCAGCGGCTGAGCGGCTTCCTGCTCCGTGAGGCGGAGGGCTTCAACAACGTGGTCTTCAAACTCCACTTTGCCGCCAACCTGAAGACCGTCCCCCGCCAGTAAATCCGAAATCAGAAATCAGAAAGGGAATATGGAACTCGTAAATGTCATCACGCCGGAAGCGGAGCAGCGAACGCTCGACGGGTTAAAAGATCTAGCTGGGCAATACGACTCTAGCTGCCGAGGTGCATTCGGCAAGCATATAGGCTATGCCTTCCTCTGTGGCTTCGTCCTCAATCAGGCGAAGGACCTACTGCCGCATGGCCAATTCGAGCAATGGTGGCAAGCGAATCTGCCCCAACTGCCCAAATCGACGCTGCATCGTTACATGGATTGGGCCAAGTTTGTAGAGTCTCACCTTGCCCTCAGTGGGCAAATGTCCCACGTGGGACATTTAATATCCAATGGAGAATTGACCAAGGATCTTGAGGATCAAATAGTCAATGCGGTTCACGATTTCGCAGACGGCAAGACCATGACTGCCATGCTGCGCGACTTGTCTTTAATCCGCCAGCCCAAGCAGAAAGAATACCACCCGCCCAAGCCATCGAGCCCAGAGGAGCAGGTCAAGGAGGAAATCTTCATGGCGGATGAAACGGGCAGGCACTTGGCCACCGAATTGATCATGCTGTCTGAAGATCGGGATCCCTCAATCCCCAATATGTCGGATGCCGTGCGGGACAGATTGCTCGATGCGTGCGTGGCCGTCTCGACCCGCATCCGAGGAATGAAGCGGAAGGTTGCCACCCCAAAACAGGTGAAAAAGCCGAGAGGTCTGCTGAGTCCCGAAACCAAGGCAAAGATGCAAGCTGCTGCCAAAGCGCGTTGGGCGAAGGCGCGGGAACTGCGATGCCCGGCGCCAGCAGCGGCTGACCTCTGATCTCTGACCTCTGACAACTCTCCTCATGAGCATTTCCGACGACACCATTGAATCTCTCGTCTCCAATCAGCGGCCCGCGATATCATTCAAGATTCCCGAGAAGGACCAAGGCGAGTTCGCGGCGCTGCCCGAGTCGGCGCGGGCCGAGGCGAGGCTCAGGCTGGCCGTGCTGGCTGAGGTATTGCGTGCGCCCAACCTGCAAGCAGCCTGCATCGAACAAGCGGCCCACCTGCAACGCCGAGGGTTCTCGTGGTGCCGGATCCGGTGCATGGCGTACGCCTATCGGTCGAACCCGGACTGGCGCATCCTGGTGAATGGCTCGCGCGCGCCGGAACTCGCCGGGCGCAAGGTGGGGTTGCCGAGGGATTTCGGCGAGTGGGTGCATGACTGGCTCATGCTCAACCAGCGTGGAAAAGCGCGCCAGCGATACCGGGCGCTGCTCGATCGGTTGCACGCCTGGCGCGCAACGGGCCGCCAGGAATTCGCAATCCCCGGATATGCCGAGCCCCCTGCCGACGCACCCGGCGCGGACCATCCCGCCGGCTGGAGTTACGCGCGCCTGGTGAAGCTCAAGCCCACCCGCTTCGAGCAAACCGCCATGTCAATCGGACGCCGCGCGGCCAGCGCGTTCCGGCCCCAGGTCTATACGACGCGCGTCGGGCTCAAGGTGGGCCAGATCGTGTTCTTCGATGACCAGGTGCATGATGTGCGCGTCAACCACGTCGGCAATCGGCGCAAGGTGCAGCGTCCGCTCGAGCTGGCTTGCATGGATTGTTTCTCGGCGGCGTTCATCGCCCACGGATTCAAGCCCACGATCTGGCAGGATGCCACCGAGACGCGCGTGATGCTGCGCAAGCAGGACATGGTGTGGTTCGCGATGCACTGGCTGCTCAACATCGGCTGGCGCCAGGACACCGGCACAATGGTCATCGCCGAGCACGGCACCGCCCAGTTCGCCGACTGGATGCAATCGAAGATCGGGGAACTGACCGGCGGCAAGATCACGTTCACCGCCGGAGGCATCGACCGGCGCGCCAGTTTCCCCGGTATGTTCGATGGCCCGGCGCGGGGCAACTTCAGGATCAAGGCGGGGATCGAGTCGTCCTTCGGCCTGGCCCGCAACGAGACCTCCGACATGACGGGATTCCCCGGCCAGGTCGGCAAGGACCGGAATCACGCCCCCGAAGAATGGAAAGCGCGCGAACGGCACAACGAACTGCTCCAGCTCGCCTCCGAGACACTCCCGCCCGAGCAGCAGGCATTGCTCCGCTACCCGTTCCTGGAATGGAATCAGTTTGTTACCCTGGCCCTCGCGCTCTACGACCGGGTCAACCGGCGGAGCGGACCGGGCATGGAATTCTGGACGCACGAACTCGAGGGCTGGACCGCTGCGGGCCTGCTGGCAAACGAATGGCGTCCGTCGCTGGAAAGCCCCTGGCTGCCCATGTCCGGCCTGCTGGCTCTCCCGGCGCCACAACAAGCCGCCGTCGGATTCCTGCTCGAAGGCCAGCCCGAGACACTCACGCGCACACGCAAGCTGAGCCCGGCCGAGGTCTGGTCGCGGGGCCGCTCGGAGTTGGTGCGGGCCCCCGGCTACTGGATCGCGCTGATCCTGCCGCCCGAGTACGGCGTCGAGCGCAAGGCCGGCGACAACCACCTGTTCGAGTTCGAGGACCAGGAGATCAGCCCGAACCCCATGCGTTACCTGGCCCAGATCGACGGACGGTTCCTTTCGCCTCACGAATCCTATTTGACCTACGTGAACCCCTTCAATCCGTCCGAACTCTACATCTGCGACGCCCGGCAGCGATACCTCGGCGCATGCCCCGCCTGGCAGACGCTGACCAAGGGCGACCTGGAAGCGATTCACGAGCAGTGCGGACGGGCGGCGAAGATCGAGAGCGCGATGCTCTTGCCCGTCGCGCGTGCGGGGGCGGCCATTGCGCGCCAGCGTGCGGAGGATGCGCGACACAACGCGGCTGTGCTGGCCAACTCGCCCGCCGCCCCCGCGACCGAAGCCGCGCGGACGGCAGCGGAACAGCAGGCAACCGATTTCGAGCGCATGATCGATGCGGCGCTCGCCAAAAACACAACCTAGATCCCCACCGACAGGAGAAACATGAGTAACAATAAACCATTCGTATTCGATAACGAGATCAGATCGCAGTTGGCAGGCTACCTGGAAGAACACGACCTGACGCAGGCGCACATTGCGCGCAAGCTGGGCTTCACGGCCACGCGCATTTGCAAGTACCTGAACCTGGACAACCCGGAAGCCAAAGCGGAGGTCGATGCCGAACGGGTGCAGGATGCGGCCCGCAGTTTCCTGCGTCACCATTCGCGCCAGGTGGCGCTCCGTCAATCGCTTTACCCCAACGAAATCAGTGCTCGGGTTGCCGCGATCCTGCTGCAGGTGCGCCGGACTGGCGACATCGGGCTGATCCACGGCGACGCCGGAATCGGCAAGACGTGCGCTGCCGAATTGTTCTGCTCGGAAAATCCGACGTGCCTGTTCATCACCATCACCAGGTGGCGCCGCGACTCTATCGCGATCGAGGGGTTGCTCTTCAACGAGCTGAATAATGACACCTGGCCGGGGAACATCCGCCGCGCGGTATGGATGGAGGAACTGCTCCGCGGATCCGACCGCATAATCATCGTCGATAGCGCGCACCGGTTGCACATGACTGGGTTCGAGTGGCTGTTTGACTTCCACGATGCCACCGGCTGCCCGCTCGGGTTGATCGGCAACGCGGACGTGCTGTCAACGGTCCACCGCAGCGACCAGCTCTCCAGTCGCATCGGCATCGTACGTGCGATCAACCGGTTCGAGAAGGACCCCAAGCACAACGCCCAGCGCATGATCGCCACCTATTGCGCCGAAGGTGCCCACGATCTGCTGCCAGATGCCACACGCATGGTCAACGAGAAGGGCCATCTGCGAAGCCTCAAAAAGCGGCTGCTGCTCACCAACGAGATCAGAGGCGAGTTCGAGGATTGGGGGACGGCATTCGAAGCGGCCGGCACCCAGCTCATTAAACCAGGCCGCGTCACCAAGTAGTAGCAAATAGAGAGCAACCATAAGGACACAAATGAGAACAGAACTTGAGAAAGCCCTGGAGACGCTGAAGCCGAACCTCAAGGCCGCGCATGAAATGCTTGCCGCGCATTCGGAAATCACGACCGCCTTGGAGCGGTTGGAGGCGCAGAACGAAGCCAGCAAGGCCGCCGTGCTGTACGCCTTGGACCGAATCAAGCGTGACGAGAAGGTGCGTTACCTGTGCGGCTACGGGACGGAAATGTTTCACCTGCTGGCGACCGCCGCCGCGATCCATCTGGAGCAGACCGTCAAACAGGTGGAGGCGTACGTCTTCGACGAGAAGGAGGAAGCATGATGGGCCACTCGATCAGACGCGCCTATGCGCTCGGCTGCAAGCCTCCCCGCGCCGAGAACGCCAAACAGGAGGAACTGTTCACGTGCCCTGTCTGCGGACGCGGGAAATTTACGGCGGCGGGCCTGATGCGGCACAACTGCCGTATTCGGACCGATGTGATGTCTGCCAAACACCAAACCCCAGGAGAACT